TCCTACTGGCTTGATCTTTGCTATGAAGGCTCGCTACGCTACTACTAAGGCTGGTGCTACTGGTTATGCTAACGACTCAGCTCGTGCGGCGACTGAAGCATTGTTTAACGAAGCACTTGTTAACTACTCAGGTGATTCTTCCGATACATCTGGTGGTGCTGAAGGTCCTTCTGGTCTTGCTGGTGTTTCTGATACAGACAATGATTCTTCATTGCTTGATTCACAGTCTACTTATGTACCAACAACTGGTGACGCTTACACTACAGGCGAAGCTGAAGCTCTCGGTTCATCTGGTTCAGAAGCGTTTGCTGAAATGGGTTTCACCATTGAAAAAGCAACTGTTACTGCTAAGTCACGTGCACTCAAGGCTGAATACAGCTTAGAATTGGCGCAAGACTTGAAAGCGATTCATGGTCTTGACGCTGAAACTGAGTTGGCAAACATTCTGTCAACTGAGATCTTGGCTGAAATCAATCGCGAAGTAATTCGTACTATTAACTCACAAGCTAAGTTCGGTGCTCGTAATGACGGTATCGATACTAAGGGTATCTTTAACTTGTCTCTTGACGCTGATGGCCGTTGGTCAGTTGAGAAGTTCAAGGGATTGATTATGCAGATCGAAAGAGATGCAAACGCGATCGCTAAAGAAACTCGTAGAGGTAAGGGTAACTTCATCATCTGTTCTTCAGATGTTGCTTCTGCTCTTGCAGCTTCTGGTATGCTCGACTATGCTCCAAGTATGTCAACTAACTTGAATGTTGACGACACTGGTAACACATTTGCTGGTGTACTGAACGGACGTACTCGTGTCTACATCGATCCTTATGCAGTTGCTGACTACGTTACAGTTGGTTATAAGGGTACTAACCCATATGACGCTGGTCTTTTCTACTGCCCATACGTACCACTCACAATGGTTCGTGCGGTTGGAGAAGATACGTTCCAGCCTAAGATTGGTTTCAAGACTCGCTACGGCATGGCTTCAAACCCATTTGTTGGTGCTACTCCAGCTGACGGTCTTGCTGCAGCTAAGACTAACCAATACTACAGAATCTTCCGTGTGGATAATATCCTCGCCTGATTCTAATAGATAAAATAACAATAATGTTTCTCCTTTAGAAACTCGGGGCTTCTTCGGAAGCCCCTCTTTTTTGTATAAATAAAAGTATGGCTACACTCACTACGAACATAAATTATTTACAACCCACCAGTTTTAAATTGGTGCTTGACCGTAAGAACTATCCAAACTTGGAGTTCTTTTGTCAATCTGTTACGCATCCAGGGATGTTAATGTCCGCGGTTGAAATGCCATATCAAAAAATACAAGGGATTCCTTTTCCTGGCGATAAATTAACATTCAATGAATTATCTGCAAATATCATTTTAGATGAAGACATGCAAGGTTATGAAGAAATGTATAACTGGATTCGTAGATTATTAGATACTCCTCAGAGATCTTCGCTGAATAGAACATCTACACAAGCTCCAACATACGCTGATATTACATTGCATATTTTGTCAAGCCATAATAATACAACAAAACAAATTCAATATAGGGATTGTGTGCCTACATCATTAGGTGATATACAATTTGAATCAACTTCTACAGGTGATACGTTCATTACGTTTAATGCTTCATTTAGATTCTCTTACTTTGAATTACGAGGTATAGATAGTACAGGAGCGATTACTGACTCGTTTACCGTGACGCGAACTTAATTATTAGGATATATTATGCAACTTGATACTATTCTCACTATGTGGGAAGAAGACTGTAAAATTAATGGAATGAAATTAGATGATGTTTCCCGTGATACACCAAATCTTCATGCAAAATATTTAAGACTTTTAACAGAAGCTAAACTTCAATTGAAGAGGGCTGAGTTAAAACAAAAAGCTTTGCTTAAAGAAAAGTGGCTATATTACAACGGAAAAATGTCACAAGAAGAGTTAGAAGAAAAAGGTTGGGATCCGGATCCATTTAATGGGCTAAAAGTCATGAAAGGTGAAATGGAACATTACTACGATTCAGACCCAGAGATTCAAAAGTCAGAAGAGCTTATTGAGTATTGGAAAACTACTAAAGACACTCTAATAGATATAGTAGACAATATTAAGTGGCGACATCAAACCATAAGGAATATGATCTCTTGGAGACAATTCGAGTCTGGAAGTTAAATCACTCTATCTTACAAGTTGAATGCGATTTTGGCCAAGCTCAAGAACTAAATGAATTCTTTTCATTTTTTGTTCCAGGCTATAAGTTTATGCCGGCATTTCGCAATAAACTTTGGGATGGCAAAATTCGGCTCTTCAATATTCGAAATAATACATTACCCGCCGGACTCGTCGAACACCTCGAGAAGTTTGCTGCACAACGAAGCTATACCATACACACAGAAAAAACTGAATATGGATACCCGGATAATGCTGCTAATTATGCCAAGATAGATCCACAAGAGATAATGGATTTCGTGCATGGTATTAATCTTCCTTATCAAATTCGTGACTATCAGTTTGATGCAGTATGTAAAGGATTAGAACGAAGTCGAGCAATACTGTTATCACCAACAGGTTCTGGTAAGTCGCTGATAATATATGTATTAATGCGTTATTATTTAGATCAGTACTCAGAAGGGCAAAAAGTTTTAATCATTGTACCTACAACATCATTAGTAGAACAGATGACGAATGACTTTAAAGACTATGGTTATCAGATAGAAAATGTCCATAAAATCTATTCTGGTAAAGATAAGGACACAGAATGTCCGATAATTATTTCTACATGGCAGAGTATATATAAATTAGGATCGCCGTGGTTCGAACAGTTTGGCATGGTAATTGGTGATGAGTGTCACGGATTTAAATCTAAATCGTTGACTACTATTATGAATAAATGTACCGAAGCACAATACCGATTCGGCACTACCGGTACACTAGATGGGACGCAAACGCATGAGCTCGTATTACAAGGATTATTCGGAAGAGTACATAAAGTCACTACCACTCGAACTCTCCAAGATAATGATACATTGGCTAAACTCGAAATCAAACGACTCGTCCTCGAATACAAAGAAGATTTCGGAAAACGGTCATACCAAGATGAAATTGATTATATCGTAAGACACGAGAAACGTAATCAATTTATTCGTAATCTTGCATTAGATCAAAAAGGTAATACACTAGTACTATTTCAATTTGTAGAGAAACATGGTAAAATACTGCATAGTTTAATTGAAGAGAAGTCACATGAAGAGAGAAAGGTATTTTTTGTTTCTGGAGCAACTGAAACTTCAGATCGTGAAGCAATTAGAAAAATCACTGAGAAACAAAGTGATGCAATCATCGTTGCTTCTCTCGGGACTTTTAGCACTGGTATCAATATTCGTAATCTCCATAATATTATATTTGCTTCCCCCAGCAAATCCCAAATCAGAGTTTTACAATCAATCGGAAGGGGTCTTCGTAAATCAGATGACGAGCGAGTCACTCAACTGTACGATATCACGGATGATTTATCAAACGGAACAACCCAACAAAATTTTGCTTTATTGCATTCCTACGAACGACTAAAAATGTACAAGGCTGAAAACTTCATATATAAAACATATAAGGTGGAGATATAATGGATCTAAGACAATTTAAATTAACAAATAACGAAGAAATTATTTGTGAAGTCGTAGAATGGAATGACGAAGAAACGGATACAATTGTTATACGCAAAGCTCTTCGAATACATGCAATTGATGATACTGATGTAAGTATGAGGTACTATACGTTTAAGCCATGGATCATGATGAGCACCGATCCGGATACATTACACATTATCAACTCGGCACACATTGTGTCTGAAAGTACACCGGCCAAGGTCGCGTTAGAATATTTTAATGATGTTATATCTGACCTTCGCGAAGATGAAACTGAAATAGAATTATTATCCCGTGATTCTGATTCAATTGAAATGATTGAACCAGATAGTGATATTGTACATTAATTAGGTATACTCCTTCACCCCGGCGGAACACACTTATTTTATCATAAAAACAATAATCTGTACATAACTATTTTTTGTTTTGACAAGTAAATATGTTTGTTTACTTTTTAGTCAAATCAGTATATAATGGTGCTTACTAATTAATTGGAGTTTAACATGTCAAAGAAACAGGGCGTACACTACGTAAATAACGCTGATTTTTCTCAGGCTGTAGTTGACTATGTAAAGTTAGTAAATGAAGCAAAAGAAAATGGTAAAGCTCAACCTATTATTCCAGACTATATAGCACAGTGTTTTCTTCGGATCGCTGAGGGTTTGTCTCACAAACACAATTTTATTCGCTATACATATCGCGAAGAAATGGTTATGGATGCAGTTGAGAATTGTTTGAAAGCAATCTACAATTATAATATTGAAACAGCAACTCGAACAGGTAAGCCTAATGCTTTTGCTTATTTTACTCAGATTACGTGGTATGCATTCTTAAGAAGAATCTCAAAAGAAAAGAAGCAGCAAGATATTAAAATGAAATTTCTTACTCGTGCTGCAATCGAAGACTTTATTGAAGGGTTTGATGCATCTGATGAAGGATCACAGGCTATTACAACCTACGTTGACACATTAAGAGAACGTATTGACAAAGTAAAAGGTCAAGATAAACAAATTAAAGAATTTGCAAAAGAAGAAAAGAAAAAGAAAAAACGTACAGTTCATGCAGATTCTGATCTGACGGAGTTTTTAGAATGATAGCACCTATTATTGCAGACTCAGATGGCGAGCTTATCTTACAATTTCCGGATGATATGATGGAAGAACTTGGATGGGAAGTCGGTGACAATTTAGTGTGGAAACAATTAGATGATGGAAAATGGAGTTTAAGAAAAGTTGAAAATAGCGATTCTCAATGATACACATTGCGATGTTCGTAATTCGGCGGATATCTTTTTAGAAAACCAAACACGATTCTATACTGATACATTTTTTCCGTATTGTAAAGAGCATGGTATTACTCAAGTTCTTCATCTTGGAGATTACTATGATAATCGTAAACAAATTTCTGTAAAAGCAATCGGACATAACCGAAAGATCTTTTTAGATCCTTTAAAAAAAAATGGTATGCATATGGATATTATTCCAGGCAACCATGATGTCTATTATAAAAATACTAATGACCTCTGTAGCCTAAAAGAATTACTTGGTCATTATATGAACAATATCCATATTATTATGGAGCCTGATGTTTTAGAATATGGTAGTATGAAGATTGGTATGATTCCATGGATTAATAATCAAAACTATCATTCTACTATTGATTGGATTCAAAATACAAAGGCTGATATTATTTGTGCTCATCTTGAATTAAATGGATTTGATATGATGCGTGGGGTTAAATCTACGAGCGGAATGGATGCCGCACTTTTTAAACGATTTGA